TAAAGTCTTTCATCTGTTTTTTAATAAACTTGATTAGTTCTTTAGTTTCCATTAGTTACGCCAGTCCTCTCCGATAACTTTCATTAGGGCATTAGGGGTAACCTTTAGAACAGAACATAGGGCAGACATAGTTCCACTCGGTATCTCTCGCTGTAAGTGAAAGTACCTAGACAGACTAGATTTCTGAAACCCTGTTGCTATTGCGAACTGGTTGAGTGACTTGTAGCCAAGTTTCTTGTATCTGGCTACGAACCATACCCAAGCGATTTCTTTTTGCTTATTAGTTTTAATCATTTGTTTCCTCTACTTTCGTATTTAGTAATTCGCTAAACGCTTTAACGAACTCGTCTTGTGTGTAATGCGTATCCTCATACTTTACCTCGCCTGTATCGGCATTAACAACGATAGGCTCGTTATCATCTGTGTAATCAACTACATCAACCGAGTTGATACCAAAGCCAATATCGCCTGTGTATCCACCTTGTACGACAGCGAACTCATAGAACAGTTGGGCTGTTAGATAACTTGGGTCACCTACCCTGTCTGTCCTGTTAAGGACTGTGGCAACTGCGACAGCGTTATCGCTACCTGCCCAGTGTCCGTATAGTTGTATCGGATTTGGTAAGCCCTCACTTGTAATGTAGATAGAACTCCTATCGCCCATTTGATTTGCCTTTCTTTCCTGATTTAATTGGCTCTGATGTGTAGTGTAGCCAGACCATTAGGGCTAGTGTTTCTAGCCCGAATAGTCCAACTGGCAACAGAACTCCATAGATGATAGGTTCTAGCATAGTGTCTAGCCCCTAACTTTTCTACTCTTGATTTGATGTTTCACAACATCTCTAGCAACCTTTACCAATTCGTTAGGATTTTGGATAGTCCTAAAATCGCTAGCGTTGTGTGTGTAATTGGCAAGGGTCTTAGGGTCAGATAGGATTTGCTTAGCGTAGTCCTCGCTACCAAGCCATACCACGCTTACATAACAGCCTTGCTGTACTAGGTTAGCGATTTTCTGGTCACACACAATAGAGTTAGACCACTCGCCGTCTGTGAGAATAAATACTAATTTAGTTTTAGCAGTTGTATTTTCCATTATTCGTCTGGTTTCGTTTAGGCTGTCTATCGGGTCAGTACCACCACCAGCCTCAACTACACGAACGACAGAGGCATTGGCAGGGGTATCTCTGTCGTAGATTTCCTTAGCCCCATAACTAAAGGCAGATACAGATACCTTGCCGTTAATGCGTTCTATGCCACGCTTGATAACCCAAGCCGAACGGCAAGCCGAGCCGATAAGTGACCACATAGAGCCAGACTTATCTATCAAGATACTAGCCTCAATGTCGTAATCATCATTACCCTCTGACCACCTATCAAACAGTCTGTCTATCTGGTTAATGTCTGCGTTCATAGCCCTACGAACATTTAACTTGCCACTAGGTTTTTCTCTATCCCACGCTGGGTCACTTTCTATGCGTAGCAGTTCTAGTTCTTGTGCGAACAGCCTACTAGCAGTCACCTCAGACATCTCTGGGGTAAAGTTACTAGCCCTACCTTTCTCTAGGGTAGATTTGCTACTCCTATCCTTTTGGATAGCCTTGAGTGTGTCTAAGACCTTACGCTGTAAAGACTTATCTGCCTTAGCACGATTAACAGCCTCGTTTAATTGCTCTACTACCTCTGACTGTTCGTTAATAAAATCGGCAGTATCAGGATTAACCTCACCTGTTTCCTCACCAGCCTCGTTACCAGCAGACAGCCCACCGAATAGGTTGTCTGTCTTATCGCCGTCTAGGTCTAGCAAGCCCTCTTGTTCTTTCTCGCCAACTGGTCTGCCATTTCGCATAGGGGCTCGGTAGGTACAGCCATTAGGGTTATTAGGTAGTGGCTCTGGCTTGCCGTCTTTATCTCTAGGCAACAGAGCAATTAGGGCTGTGATTAGTTCTTTGGCTCGGTCATACTGGCGAGGGAACACCAGCGTACGATATTCATTTATGATTTCGTAAATAGCCTGTGCCTTATCAAACCCATATTTAGAAATAAACATCTGGGCAGACATCTTGCGTAATTCCTGTGAGAAATACTTACGCCCAGCCAGCAGGATAAACTGTTCGCCTAGTTTCTCGGTCTTGTTGTCTAGCAGGTAATCACCGAGCAGGGCTACCATAAAAGGTCTTACGCTTGGGTACTTGAGTGTTAGGTAATACTCGGCTCGGCAGTCCTCAAGGATATTAAAGACCGAGTTTCGCATAGGCTCTGCCAGTTCATCATCAGTATAGGTGTGGGTTAATTCGTTTCCGTCACTATCAGTTCCATAGACATAAGACTTGGTTTTAGTAACTTTCTCGCCTACCCACTTGCCCAACGCTGTACCAACTCTAGGGGTAAATAGCAGGTGACCTAATTCGTGGTAGTTAAGACCCTGTAAAGATAGGACTGTGGTTTCGTCAAGTTCCTTAATCAACTTGCCAGAGAACACGATATCTTTGCCGTCATTGTAGGCAGGGGCTACCTCTGTTTCGCTAACAGACACCAGAACATTTAGACCAGTTAAAATCCTGTCGGCTCGTTGATAGACAGACACAACGCTATCTAGCGTGTTGTTGCGAGAGGTGATACCACCACTAGCCCTGTCTTTCTCGCTGTCTATGTAGATTTCGTACTCCTCTTGGATATCCATAGCCAACTGTGCTCGTTCGTTAAAGATTTCCTGTTCGGTCTTACCAGTTTCCTTAATGGCTTTCTTGATAGCCTCGTTAGACCTATCCCAGTCTTTAGGGCTGTAACCATTGTCGTTAAGCCACTCGTAAAAGCCTTTGCCAACTCTGGCATTTTCTATGCTCTGTCTAGTAATCTTTGGCTTAGGCATTAGATAGCCACCTCGTCTGCCTCAAGTGAAACATCAACAGCGATACCAAAGCCACTAGCGATACCAGCCTTAGCAGTATCAAAGACCAACTTTACAGCCTCTCGTTCATCATCAGAGAACGAGTTTAGATAGGTGACTGTCGCATAGTCAAGACCAATGTTCTTTACATTTTTAACAAAAGCCTCAAGACCTCTGGTAGAGATAGGGGTATCTATTTCGCCTCGTTCGTGCTGTTCTCGCAACTGGTTAGCAACCTCTAGCAAGGTAGCGTTTCCAATAAGTTTTTTCTCAATAGCCTTGTCGTAATCAAACTCCCACTTGTGGGCAAACCTATCTTTCCACGCTTGGTTCATTGGTCTTGAGCCACGATAGTTAGGGTTGTGGTCACCGATAACAACTAGGTCTGGGTGTGCCTTGATTACCTCACCACCATTTTCTAGCAGTTGGATTTCTCGTCTATCGTCTAGCAGACCGAACAGAACTGTTGTAACTCGTTCTGGCATAAAGTCAATTTCGTTTAATAGCAATACGCCACCATTACGAACGAGGTCTGTAACTGGTCCGTCTTGCCACTTAAACACGCCAGCGTTCTCGGTAGGTATCCACATACCGAATAGGTGGCTCGGCTCTAGTCCAATGTTGCTAGAGATGTTGTAGTAGCGATAACTCCTAGAACTAGACCAAGCAATAACACACATAGTCTTACCTGACCCAGCGTGACCTCTGATTAGTAGGTTCTGGTTTTCTGCCTTGATGATGTCCAACATCTCAAAATCAGTCTTACCAGACTTATTAACATTTTTTCTGTTGAGGTAACGCTTAGCCCAAGAAATATCTGGCACGCTTGCCATTTCCATTTGTAACTGTGGCTTTGCCATAGTTGGGGTTGGGGCTTGGGTTACTTGGTCAGAGATTACAGGAAAGAAAGCGACAGCCATTTCCTCTGCCTCTGCCTCAACCTCAACTGGGTTAATCGGGTTAATGGTTACAGGTGTGGTTCTGCGATTATCGGATACATACTTAGATAGGTTCTGGTCACCAGCGATTAGTCTGTCGGTTAGGTCTGTGACCCAAGCCTGATGTTCTTTTCTGTTCTCTAGGCTGTACTCGTAGCCACCAGAAAGACTGGTAAGCCTACTTGATAGGGCTGTTACATTTCCATACTTGGCATTAAAGACATCTGTGCTGTTGATAGCAACTGCGACAGGTAGGCTCTCTGCGACAGTCTGGGGCAAGGTAGTTACATCTGTGACCTTGTGCCACGCCTGACCTCTGCCACGCTGTCCGTTAGATACTCGGTGAAATACTAAGACCTCACTCTCGGTTGGAACAATTAGGGTCTGTTCCTTTCCGTCTGTAATTTGGGTAGATACCATTAAAGCGATACTCATAAGATTTGATACTTTCTGTTAGTTGGGGCAGACCCTCTGTCTGACCTCTCTCTCCGATTTTATGCCATAGACACGACATTACCTAGAGCCAT